GTCAGGACACCGGCGTCGAGGTTGAACTTCTGGACGGCCACGATCTCCTTGAGCGACTCCTTGATGAAGTCGATCTCCCCCTGGACCTGTTCCTTGAGGGTGCTGAGACCTTCCTTCGCGCCGTTAGCCAGGAGGGACTGGCCGGTGTTCACCGTGGTCAGGAGGGCGTTGACCCGCTCCCGGCCGTTGATGACCTCACCGTTCAGCTCCCGCAGCTGAGCCCGGAGCCGGATGACGTTGGCCCGGGCCTGCTCCAGGGGAACCGTCGCCGTCTTCCGATTGAACAGTCCCTCGATGTCGCCCTTCTCCGCCTGCTCCCGGATGCTGGGCTGGCGGCGTGCCGCCTCGGCGGCCTTGAGGTCGGCCTCAGCCTTTGCCAGCTGGGAGGCGGTAGCGGCGATCCGGGACCGGGTGAGCTGATCCAGGTCCTCAGCCAGCTGGGCGCTGGACTTCCCTTCCTGGTTCATGACCTCCGCAAAGCCGGTGCCCGACTCCTTCAGCTTCTTCTCGACCTGGAGCCGTTCTTCCTGAAGGCGCTTGATCTCCTCTTCCTTGAGCTTCCGGTTCTCGAGCGCCTTGGTCAGGGCGATGTACTGGGCGGCCAGTCCCGCCGCCTCGTTATCCGCCTTCACGTTCGCGGCACCGGCCTCACGCATCCGGCGCTCGGCGTCCTCGGCGGCATCACCCAGGGCAATGATCGCGCCGGCCAGGGCGAGGATACCCGCGATGGCGGAGGTAAACGGCGCCGCGGCAATCGCCCCGATCAGGGCGGGGAAGCCGAACAGGACGGTCAGGCCGCCGAGGACCAGACCCGTGGCGACCAGGTGCTGGTTCATGAACTCCAGCAGGATGTTGATCGCCTTAAACGCACCCTCGATGATCTTCACCGTGGCGTACAGGGCACGCGACTCGAGGACGGCCTTGGTGAAGCCGCCCGCCAGCTTGAGGAGTTCCAGGACGGTATCCGCCAGGGTGCTGGCCAGGTCGCCCACAGCATCCAGCACCAGGTCAATCTCTTCCTTATTACGCTCCCACATCGCGGCGAGGGATTCGGCGCCATCCACGATGCCGGCCAGGGCGTTCCCGGCCAGGACACCGACCCTGCCCATGACGTCCTCGATCATCGCGACTACCGGCTGGAAGGCCCGGGTCACGTTGCCGGTCTCGAAGTCGAAGATCTTGGCGATGGCCTCGTTGCCGAGCTTCGTCAGGTTATCGAACAGCTGCTTGGTTCCGGCGCCCGCCAGCACTTGGACGGCTTCCGAGAGGTTGGACTTCATCGCCGTGAAGGTCTGCTGGATCTTGGGACCAGCAACCGTGAAGGCCTCGAACCGGTCGAACAGGGTCTCGAACAGCTTGCCTGAGGCCGCCGCCGACTTGATCTCCTGGTTCGTGATACGGAGCGCCTTGGCGACACGGCTGTTCCGGTCAATCGTGCCCTCGAGGATGGACCGGACTTCCTGGTTCAGCTGGTGCATCGGCACGCCCAGGGCACCGGCAGCCTGGACGATCTGGACCGTGAGCTGTCGGATCTGATCAAGGTTCAACCCCGCCGAGAGACCGGCACCCACAGCCTGCTGGAAGGCATCCGCGAGCTGCTGGGTTGTGGCGGCGGTCTGGATGCCGGCGATCCGGAGCTTCTGGAGTTGCCCCTCGGACAGGACCAGGGCACGGTTCAGGGCGTTGGTACCCTCGACCAGCTTCCCGTTCTCATCGGTCAGGGTGGTCTGGGCCGTGATCAGGGTGGCGATACCGATACCCACCGTCTGCATCGTCTCGTTGAACTTGATACCGGCCGCGATGAAGTCCCGGATCTTATCCGCGATGGCCAGGGTGGCTGCCAGCTGGATCAGCCGGTTGGTCAGGGCTGAGGCGGTCGAGGCCCCGATCTGCTGGGCGTTCGACATCTGCTGCAGGGCACCGGTCGCGGTGGTTGCCGCTCGTACGAGACGACTAGCCGCCCCACCCGCCTGGGTCGCGGCCTGGGTGAAGATGCTGGCGGTGGTCCGTGCCGCCTGGGCGGCTTGCCGCGCCTGATTGACAAGGGGCTGCTGTGCCTGCTGGGCTGCCCGCACCTGGGCGGCGGCCGAGGCACGGGCGGCCTGGACCTGCTCCCGGTTGCTCGAGATGATCTGGGCGAGAACCCCACGGCTCGCCGATACCTGCTGTTGCAGGGCAGCAACTACCTGGCGGCTCGATTCGATCCGGGCACGGGCGTTCTCTACGGCGGCACGGATGCCGTCACGTAGCCCCTGGATGGTGCTCCGGTACACCTCACGGTTGGCCTGAACCTGCTGCCGTCCAGCCTCGAGGACCGAGCGGGTATGGGCACGGGCGCCCTCGATCTGCTCCCGGCGGAGTGCCCGCTCAGAGGAGATCTGGTCACGAAGGTTGGTCAGGGACTCCCGAGCCAGCCGGACGTTGAACCGAGCGTTCCGTGAGTCGGGATTCCGGAGGGCGGTCGCCGCGGTCTCCCGGACCCGGCGCCGAGCGTCTTCCAGGGCACGACGCTCGATGGCCCGCTGCTCCCGGTCGTTCGTTCGCAGCGCCTCGATCTTGCGGCGTTCCCCGTCCAGTACGTTCCGGACGACCTGGTTGTTCGACTCGAGCTGTTGACGGGCGGATCGGGCAACCGCCTGGGCACGGTTCCGGATCGCCTCAACCTGCTGGATCGCCGTCCGGCGGGTCTCGAGGGCAGCCTGCTTCCCAGCCCTGAGGTCCTCCTGGTTCTGGCGGATGACCTGCTTCTGGGCCTCGGTGCGCTGGTTCGCGATATTCTTCGCCGCCTCAACCTGTTGGCGGGCGTTATCCTTGGCGGCGTCCACGACCTGCTTGGACCGAAGCTTCTGCTCGGTAGCAGCCTTCGTCGCGGCATCCGACGCCAGCCGAGCCATCCGCGCCTGTTCCTGGAGCTGGTTCGCATACTGCCGGGCGAACTGGCTGGCCTCGAGCATTGCGGCGTTGGCTTCCTTGGTCCCGGCGCCAAACTGCTGCATAGCCTGGCCGGCCTTTGCCTCCTTGTCGGCAAGATCGGCCAGCATCTTGTTGATCCGGGCGATGAGAGCCTCGGCCCCCTGATCGGTTCCGTCGAACTGAATTGAGATGTTCAGGGGGTTCGCCATTTAGCCCTCCGGTGTCTGGACGAACAAGGGCAGTTGAGGCCCGTCGTCCATTGCGTCCTTCTTACGGTATGGTGCCAGGAATGCGTGAATCAGAAGCTGGAGCCTGAACATCTCCATCGCCTCAACCCGCTTGAGATGGAGATACCGGAGAAGGAGGTCAGAGATCCGCCACTTGAGGACCCGGGCGATACGATCAGGGTCATACTCGGCCACCTCCCGCAGGGGCACCGTCCAGATGCCGTACCGGCGCCCGCGGCGGGTTGGGTTTATTCGACCCGAAGGGATGGCTCGCTCGGGGCTGCTCCCGTCAAATCCAGGGTCTTCAGATCCGGAAAAGAGTTCAGGGAAAGCCCCGAGGATCGTATCGCGTTGATGAAAAAAGCCGACACCGACGGCGCCAGGTTCTCCATCAACTCCCCCTTCACGAGGGGGTTCTTCTCCTTCTTGAACAGCATCAGCACTTCCATCGCCTTCTTCTCATCCCAGTCCTCGTCACCCTCCTCGATCATCAGGGCTGCCAGCAGTGGCAGCGCCCGGCCTGAACTGATGATGCGAAGGGTGGCATTCTGGACGTGGGTACGAAGGGCGACTTCAGGGTCCAGGGTGTCTCCTGGCAGCAGAATCCCGGCGGCATTCATCAGGTCCATCACCGCCAGATCTTGTTCGAGCGTGGGCTCTGCTGGGAGCCGAAACTTCCGGCCCCCAGTCAGAGTGACACTCTTCAGTGAATCAGGTGTCATGGGGTTACGCCGCGATCTCCTGCTCGTAGAAGTAGGGCTCGAGGGCGGTTCCGCCGTAGGTGCCGTCGGAATCGTCGAGTGCCTCGAAGATGAGGCTCCAGGCGCCGAACTCGTTGGTGATGTACGGCGTCTCGCCGTCGGGGGACACGGAAGCGCGGTACACCAGCACTTCCTTGTTCTCGCCGGCCGTGTTGTCAGACACGAAGAGCAGCTGCCCCTCGATGACCGCCGTGTTGCCGCCGCGGATACGGGCCAGACCGTCGCCCGCGGTGATCGCCACCGGGGTGTAGTCGATCTCGATCTCGTCGCCGTCGGTCACGCCCGACGCATCGGCCTTGATGAAGATGATACCGACATCCGCATCGAAGATCGTGTAGTCGGTGTTCAGGACCAGCGCCATCATGGTGGTGTTGTTCGTCACCGTGACAGAACCGATCTGCCGCTTGGCGGTCTTGTAGTACCGACCCTTGACGGCATCGGTGGTGAGGACCTCACCCGTGACCGCGGTCGCGGCCTGGGTGTACTCCGTGGTGTCGCCCATGAGGGCGAGCGCCATGTTGAAGATGGCGAACTCGTGGCCGGTCACCTTAACCTGCACGGTGCGGCCGCGCATCACCTTCTTCATGGTCTTCACGACGGCGTCCTGCGAGCCCTTGTGCTCGATGACATCGTCGGTCATGCTGATCGTCATGGACGAGCAATCGCCCAGACGCTCGAAGCCGGTCTTCGCACCGGCCGTGCTGAACCGGTCGAACCAGATCTTGCCCTTGCCCACCTTCAGTAGGGTGGCGCTAGAAGCCCGAGCTGCCATGGTGAATATCCTCCGTCAGAATGCTGGGTTAATCCGCGAAGTCGCGGGCGCGGATGGTCAGAACGACGGCGGCGGTGACGGTCGCTGGGCCGTACTTCTCTTCCACCGGTCCGTACAACAGGCGTTGTGTATCGAACAGCTGAATCCCCTGAAGTCGCCTGTGGCTCCGGGGAGTGTCCTCGTGCATCCATTCACGCAGGCACCAGACAGTGGCTCGGGTCAGAAAGTCGGCGTGACGGTTAGCCAACTCCCCATCCGCGTCGCCTGATACCAGTCGAATGGCGAGGGACATCGCATTAGACTGTCGCCAGACGCTATCCCAGTCAGGACGCTGCACCTGTTCCTGGTAGGGATCGTCAATGCTTACGATCGCATACGGCGTTTCCGCCAGTTCCATCCCGTCCGCGATGGACCGATCTTGGTACGCGTTCAGCGCGGTCACCAGATCACCGGGACGTTCCGGGTACGTGGGGCCAGCCCCGAAGTACCCCTGGGCCTGCATCAGGTCCAACTGCTTGGTGACGCCGTAGGTGGCGTGCATCAAGGCGTCGGAACACAGAATCACGGCCTGCTGAAACATCAGCGCGTCCTTCGCTCGAGATGGCGGATCACGATGTCAACCCAGTCATTCTCCAAGAACTTCGGCAACGGGTCGGGCAATAGCACCCGGGGTGCGATCCTGACCGGAGTGGTGCGGCGAACGAAGAACAGCCGCTTGTCCGGGTTGATGATCGGCTTGAATTTGCTGGTGAAGCCTTCTTGGGCGGCGATCACCGTAGCAAATCCCTTCCTCCCGGTTGCCTTACTACCCCAGTGCAACGTCCGGCGGTTAATGACCCTGATCGCATCCTTGCTGGCTGAGGGGCTGGTGAGGCTTCGTTCCAGCGTCCCTCGCTCGTGCAGGATCTTGGTCTGGACCACGCCCTTCCGGTTCAGCAAGACCTGGGTGGCTGAGGTCCTGGGCGCCCAGGGTTGTCCACCCGCTCGGCCTTCGGTCTCGAACTGCAACTTGAAGAAGATGGTCAGCGCCTTATTGATCTCGCGCCACGCTGGCCGTAGGTCCTGGAGACGGGTTCGGACCCCCTTCAAGTAGTCCTGCGCGCCGGGCAGTCCCCGGAGGCGGACCGTATACATCAGATCCTCAAGGTCGGCGGCCTGGTATCGAACAGGTCCAGGGGACGAGCCCAGTGGTTCGGGAACCGCTGCCGGCCATCGTGCGCGAACTTGTTCTTGTCATGCGACTCAAACAGCTTGTTCGTCTTCTGCTGCAGCACCCGCCAGGTGATGACCTCAGCGATGACCTGCTTCAGGGTCGCCTTGAGGTTGGCATGCACCTCGGTGTCGTCCGCATCTTCCTTGTAGCCGCGCAGGAAGACGTAGTAGCCGTTACCGATCGAAGTCGCCTGGCTCGGAACCGACAGCAAGGGATCGCCAATGGGCGAGAGGCTGTAGATCTGCGAGGCGTCGACGTACCGCGTGAAGTGCTGAAGGACTTCCCGTTCCACGGCCGCGGCAATCGTGGCGAGGTCCGCTGCCGTGCGTACATCCTTCGGCAGGAGGGCCGTATCCGCTGCTTCAGCGACCTGGAAGTAGGTTGCCATCGTTGCACCTCATGTGAGTCACGGGACGGGCAGGGAGTCCCCACCCGCCCCGTGTTACATCACTGGAGAGCCTTAGCTCTCGAGACGAACCGCGAGGTTCTCGTTCAGCACCTTTACGCCCCAGAGGGCGTCAATGCGGACGTAGACGTTCGCGTTGATCGCGTCGTACCAGAGAGTGGCACGAAGCGCGAGCTGGGTGATGGGGTCAGAGACCGAGGAGATCCGGGCTCCCATCCCGTCGCCAAGCTCCGGCAGGGGCGCCATCGCCAGAGCGAAGGCATGCCGGTGGAAGGCCAGGTTCTGCGCCTTCCCGGTCGTCACGTCGAACGTCACGACCTGGTTGTCCACGACCGCCGCGACCAGCTTCGGCGCGAAGGTCACCGAGGCGAACTCGCCAGAACCGTTGGCGGTCTCGGCTTCGGTCACGACGTACTTCTGGGGAGTCCCATCGGGCGCCGTGTGCCCGGTGATGGTGAAGGTGTCACCCACGGCGAGGGTGCCGGCGGCAGTGACGCCGTCAATCGCCATGGTGGTGGTACCGGCGGCGTAACCAGCGAGAAGGTTCACCGCGCCAGCCGCGTCGGCCAGGGAGCCGGCGGTGTGGGTCTGGACGTTCTGGTTCGCGAACACCTCGAACCCAACGACCGTACCCAGCTCACCGCGGAGACGACCAGCCTGGTCGCCACGCTTGTCGGCCTCGTGGAAGAGGGACAGCGAGAGGTAGTCGTTCTCACGCTCGCCGTTGATCTCGAGGTGAAGGTCGTCCATCCGAGCCTTCATATCGAACAGGATCTGGCGGACGCCAGTGAAGTCCGTGAAGGCGCCAGGGTTGGCGGCGGTGTAGCGCCAGGGGATGTACTTGTACAGCCCGTTGAGGGACAGGTCAATCTTGTCCGCGACCGCAACCACCGCCGGGCGGATGTGCTCGTCGATGATCTGCTCGGTGGTGTACGCCAGTTCCTTGTCGGTGACCTTGAACTGGACGCCGTGCCACTGGTCGAGCGTGATGGCCACCGCATCCGGGTTGATGTCGGACGTGTTGACCGCGGAGATCGGCATCGCCTGGGCGGTGAAGGTACCCGGCCGGCGGATGTTGATCGTGGAGCCCTTCTCCTGGGGCGACTTCTCGTAGCCCCGGTGAACCCGCGACGCCATACCCAGCGCCTTCTCAAGCTGGATCAGCGCTTCCTGGGCGTAGAAGAGGGGATCGTATAGCCCAAGGTTGTTCGCCATGTTTCAGTCTCCTTTGCGACGTTCCCGAGCCTACGACCCGTCGCGCGGTTTCGCAGGCCTAGTCGATGAACTCGATCCGGGCGCCGCTCTTCGCGGCCTTCTCCCGGGCGGCACGATACTTCTGGGGATCGCGGGCGTCGGCGCGGGGAATCCGCAGCACACCACCCTGAACATCGCTGCCCGTCCCGGCCGGCTTGGCGCCAGGGCCATCCTGCCTGGTCGGCTTCACGAAGTCCTTGTTGGCCGGGTCATCCAGCCATTCGGTCATGAACTCCTCGACGGTCTTGTACGGCGCGGCGCCGGTAGTGGAGTACTGGAAGCCGTCACCCTTCCGCACGAACCACTTGTCGTGCTCCTCGCTGTACCCGAACACCCTGTCGAGCATGTTCACGATCGCCGGCGGTGCGTCACCCAGCTTCTTGAGCAGAACGTCCTGGGCGCGTCCACCGGTTGCAGCCAAGATCTCGGCGTGCAGTTCCTTCTGGTTTTTCTTCTCGATCAGCTTCGTCGCTGCGTCGAGCTTCGTCTTGATCGGATTGAGGTGCTTGACCTCGTACTCGTTCTTGACGCGCTCAACTTCCTTCTGAAGATCCTTCGCGGCCGCATCGGGGTTGAGCCCGTGCTTCTCCATAAAGGTCTTCTTGAACTCGGCATCCTCCAGCAGTTCCTCAGGCTTCCGATAGCCCTGGTTCTTGATGATGGCGCCGGTTCGCTTGGTCAGCTCCGCCTCGAACGTGCCCTTCGGAATGTGGGTCTCCGCCAGCTTGTCGTTCGGGGTCCAACCGTCGAGCTTCTCTACCTCGTGTTCCTGATCACCGATCTTGACCTTCGGCATAACCCGTGACTCCTCGTTGGTATGGGGCGGAAGAGGGAACCGCCTCCCTGCGACACCCGTTTGTTTCAAGACGGTCTCGGGGGCCGTCACGAAGGGCAAGCCTACCACAATCCGGAGCTCGGATGGGAATAGCCCTTAGTTAGGAGGCTTCTGCGACTCTTTTCACTTCATCAGATCGCGGGTACGGGCTGAGACGGGATGGACCGCCACGCCCCGCAAAGATTGCGCTAGCTGTTTTTTGATCAGCTCCGCGCGGGCGGAAGTGATGTTCTCAGGGAAGACCAAGGCAGATTCAGTGAACTGCAGGCCTGGTTCGGGCTTAGCCTCCCCTGCTCGGTATGCAGGGCGAACAATGGGGACGATCTCACACCGGTCGTGTGGATGTGGTGGAAGGGGTACAAGCGCGATCGGGTACACACCTGGACCAAGCCCGTAGTAATCTCCTCGCGCGAGATAGTCACAGACGTCGGGGATTCGAGTACTTCCACGAGAACCGGATGTTCGCCATCCCACTGCAGCGACAAGTGGGTCGGCAGCGTACCACTGTCGCTCGGCTTCGTGTCGGGCGTTGTGGATCTCGGAGTAGGCGATCCGGTCGGCTTGAAAGAGTAGACGCTTAGCCGCTTGTTCAAAACCCGGAGTACGGAGGATAGGATCAACCAGGTCGGTGCGCCCAAAAGCACGGTGAAAGTCCTCTGCCCCCTGGACATAGGGACGTAGACGGCGGGACAGCTCCTCGGGACGCATCCCCCGAAGCAGGGCCTCTCGAACGATGACATGTGTCTCGGCTACCGCGCTCCGGCCGTACCCGGTCAGAAGTGTACGCCAATGGCGGCTCGGTGCCCCGAGGGCTTCAAAGGCGCCAGCCAGGGTGAGTTCGGGTCGTGGTACCCCGGGCACTAAATCGCGTGGCAGCCGGACCCGTCTCGCGGCTTCTAGACCGGCGGCACGCCAGATCTCGAGAACCTCTTGGAAGCTAGCGGTACGGTGCTCCCCTACGATCCGGAACATCAGGGCTTGCAGCCGTGTCGCTAGGCGGTTAATCTCCTCCTGAGCCCGGCGGACCTGTCGGTACCGGACTAGCTCGGAGTCTGAGTGGGGAAGGTCAGCGAGGAACCCCGCGAGTTCCTCGCCGTAGCTGCGGAGGGCTTGGGCCAAGGCCCGGAGGGCACGGTGGGAGAGGTCCGACTCCTGAGCCCGCGCCAGTTCCTGCGCGACGCGGTACTCAGGGGGATTGGTGCGTGGGATCACGTTAAACCTGGGACTCCTGCAGCCAGGCCTGGTAGAGGGTTTCACACTCCGGAATGTTCCAGGAGTTATACATCTTCACCCGGCGTCCCGACTTCAGGACGGCGAACGAGCAGTACTGGGTCATGTTCCGGGCACGCGGCACCGAGTCCTGGTGGGTGGCGTAGACGATACCCAGGGGATGCTCCGGGCGAGGTGCCTCCCGGAGGACCACCTTGACCACCGAGTCGATGACGGGTTCCACGGCCGGCCGGCTCCACTCCCAGGCCCAGCAGTTCGAACCGAGGACCAGTCCCTCGGGAATCGTCTTGCCGGAGGCAGATTTGACCTGGCCGCACTGCTTGAAGGTCGCGGTCTCGCCGTACCCCTGGGCCGCCACGTAAGCGGAGTCGGTGGGACGTGGGTCGTCGTTGGTGAAGGTCCGCTTCCGGGTCAGGGCCGACTGCACCGAGTCGTTCCGGTAGTAGGTCACGACCAGGGTGTCCCGGGTCGTCATGTTCCGGAGGTAGAACCGACCCTTGAGCTTGACCGTGGTGTCGGCGCCGAGGATGACCTCGGCGGTGGCCTCGCTCATCACCATGCCGGGCTTCGGCTTGGGGGCGGAAGCAACGGGCTCGGACGGCATGGCCAGACTGCCCATCCCGGTGCCGAACATCCCGGCCGCCGCCACCATCGAGAAAGCCACCGTGTAAGAAGAGAGGCGAAGCAGCTTCATGGGACTACTCCTTGGTTGGGGTTTCGGCCGTTGCCAGCCAGGCCAGGGCTGCACCCGCAGCTCTGGAGACGATGCCCAGGATCAGGCCCACGGCGACGGTCCGGGTCAGGTTGAGAGAACCCGAGGTCAGCTGAATGCCGACGTCAGCCATCGAGCCGAACAGGGACACCAGGGTTGAGTGCAGCATCTTCTTCTGCAGGCTCGTCAGCTTCATTCCTCTTCCTCCTCGTCCTCGGGGTCAGGGTCATCGTCGTCGGCGTGCATGCCGGCGAATACTTCGAAGGCCATGGTGAGATCACTGACCTCGTTGATGAGGCAGTTCATCTGCCAGGACATCATGGCCTCCATCCTGGTGAAACCGCGCTTCTCGAACTCAGGCCAGATGACCTCGGTAAAGTTGTCCAGAAAGCTCTGCCACTCTGGACTCTTGATCTGGTGTTCCATGTCGGCGCGGTCCTCGATCCTACTCAGTAAGTCTTCCGTCGGCTGATGGAATGGGGTCTCGGGCATGCTCCGACCCTCCAGACTCAGGTTGCGTTCTGGGAGACGTAGTCGATGTCCGGAAGGTCTGGGCTTCCAGGCTGGCAGCCTCTTCCTTCGCGGTCACCAGCTCGATGACCTTTTTCCGTACGTCCTCTTCGCTCAGCTTGCTCCCATCCGTGAACATCCCCAGGGAGGTGAGAATACGGACGACGACTTCGGCCTGTGCCTCGGCCGGTACGGACAAGGTGGTCAGGTGGTCGAGCAGCGATTCCTGCGCTTCTGTCGTATCGAGTGCCGCCTTGATGTCGTTCTCTTCGACCGGCAGCCCTTCCCACTTGAGCATCTGCTTGATGATCGCGACCTTGGCGCCCCGGCCGGCCGGGATCGGCTCGGTTCCGAAGTACCGCTTCTGGGTCCGCTCCATCACCGAGTGGATGTCGAACGGCATGAAGTCCTCGGACCGTTCCACGGTAAAGCCACCCAGCTCCTTAAAGGCCCGGTCCTTGAACTCGGCCTGTTCGATCAGCAACCCGGCCTTGGCCTCGGCGCCCTCGAGGGAGGCCTTGAGCAGGGTAAGGTAGGCTCCGGCGCCAGCCGCCACGTCCTGCCGGACCTCGGTGGCGGTCACCCGCTCCCGGGCCGAGTCGCCGTACTCCCGGAAGCCCGAGATGAACAGATCTTTGGTCTTGCGATCGGTCTGCTCCGCCGCCTGCTTGGCGGGGGCCACGTCGGCCGTGATGTAGTGGTGGCCGGACTCCCCCTTCTCGTTCTGGAGGATGTTGTCACCCTTTAGCAGCGACTTCTCCACCGCCTGGAACGTCTCTTCACCGCCCATGATGTTGAGCTTCGGGAAGTTCGCCGTCCAGAGAATCCAGTCGATGCTGGACTCGAGATTGAAGATGGCGCAAGCCTTCCGGGCCAGGCTGTAGCCTACCATCCGCTTCATCGTGATGTCGACCGGGAAGATCGGGAGGCAGGCCCGGCCCATGCTGTCCAGGTAGCTGTAGCTCCCGGACGCCCCTGGACCTTCCATCTTAATGGCGTTGCCTTCCTTGTCCCGCTTCCACCGGGTCCACCCGTCAAGGTCGAACTTGAGGAACTGTTCCTCGAGCAGCTCGGGGTCGTCCTGGATGGAACCCCGGATGTCGGTCTTTTCCCTCAGCAGCACCGTGGTCCCGTCATCCAGCCAGTTCGGGACGTCCAGCACGTTGACCACCCGGACGGTGGCCAGGCCCGGAACGTCCACCAGCACCCAGGACTTGTGATAGGCAGTCAGCTCGAGCGCCAGGTCCTTCCAGATGGTCAGCCAGCCGTGGCCGTTGCCGTCGGCGTCCTTGAGCAACCGGGAGGCGACCGAGTTGGGATCGGTCTCGTCGCCCAGCCCCTTCTTGTCCTTGACGCCGTTGTGCCACTTGCGGGTGGTGTTCGGCTCGGTCATGAAGAGGATGCCGGCCAGGCTGTCGACCAGCATCCCGAAGTGGTTGGTGTAGTCCGCGATCCTCACCCGCTCGTTGTAACTGACCTCGGGCTCCCCCTGGCTTTTCTTGACCAGATAGCTCCGAATCCGATCCTCGAGTAGGAGGT